GTGTTAAATATGGATCTAAGAGGATGGACCAAGCAGCAGCAATTTTTTTCATATTGCGATTGAATGATCCATAATCCTCTTCTCTGGATTGTTCTAATTGCTCTAATCTTTTATTTAGATTTTTTGCCATTAGTTTTGTAATCCTCATGAGCTTTTTGTATGTAGAACTCAACTGTCTTAGACATAGAGATAGGCAGCTCAAATTTTTTCTGCGAAAGCTCTTCCAACAAGTGATATGTTTTTATGTTGATAGCCACAGATTTAAATTTGTCTGGGTTCATGTTAAGCCTCCAACTCAGAAGGATTAAATGAAGTATCAGCAGCTCCACCTCCAGCACCATCTGCTACTTCTACTCTGTAGAAAGTATAGAACTCAGTACCTTCAGGCAGTTTGCCTTTTCCACTAGCCTTTTGTTTATAAGCACCAAACTTATGTTTAACTCCATCAACAACTATTGTTCCTGATAGATCATAACTTTGTGGAGACTTTTTATTAGTTGCTATAAATGCAGCTCCTAAATCAGGTCTCTCTTTTTTTTGTTCATCTGTCATTAGATAACTCCTCTAGTTTGCAGATTTGATTTAACTGAAGTAAATCTTTCCATAAAGTTTTGGTAACTCATTGGATTATTAGCCTTCAGGTCGGATAGGAAAACTTTGTTCTTAGAAATCCATTCCTTATAACCTCCAGCATGACTAACAGCATTTAATTCTGTTAATGCACTCTGAATTTTTTTGTCTTGCTGCTCAATGGCATTAGAGACTTCTTCAGCTGATGCGATCTGATCGTTGGTAATACCAACCATTGCTAACATTCTGCCAACAGCAGATGTTTCTGCATTTTCTAATGCTGAAGTTTGATTTATTCTTGATGCAGTTCTTTTTTCTTCTGCATGACCAGTTGCAATTACTTTGCCACCAATCAGTCCTGATGCTTTCATAACTACAGTTTCTTTATCTGCTGAAATTATCTCAGTAAGGATCTGTAATTTTGCACCTAGGTTTCTTCTTACAACAGCTATTCTATGAGCAACTGTTGCGTATTCTTTTCCATGGATCGGTATCATTGATCCATTTTTTGATCTTTTAAAATCATTAATGGTCGAAATAATATCGTCTGGAATTATAGTATTATTGTCGTTAGACATATTACTCCTATGGTTATTGTTGCTATTATTAATCGCTGCTTCATTGCAGCTTTTCTTTTTTGACTAGCTTTGAGCTGTCGATAAAAATCTTTAGCAAATGCGTTGGTCCATTGATCCATTAATTTACTCTCCATAATTCTTTTGCCTCCTGGAGGAGCTCCTCTGGAAAATTATTCCAAGCATAAGGATGATCAAAGTTTCCATCCATCATGCCTACTGCATTTTCTATAATTTCATCTCTTGTAAGTTCTTGGAATTGAGACAATATTTTTTCTCTTCTCATGAATGTTCTGTTCATGATTTGTAAATTCTTTTGCATTCCTTCTTGGGTTAAATGTTTGCAGTTGTTGCTATCAAAGATCACATGACCTGATGCTGTTGCATACAGCAAATACACAGGAACTTGAAAATTCCAATTCGCTGCATACACAGCACATTGAACCAAATGGTTAAAGCTAGGTGTAACTGGCACAGGAGAAACAAGAAAACTGCGACTTCCATCCTTTTTAACTTTTCCTAAGCGACTATACTTAGTTTTAAGTTCGATAATCTTATGTGGAAAGGCAGATGCGTTAGAAGGAGCTAACTCAGCATCTGTCGGATTTGCACCGATCACATTTTGATTACCAAAATCAAAATCAATTCTACCAACAACAGGAAGAAGCGGAGAAGATATGAAAAGAGACTTCTCCAAGCTGTCAGTATTAATTGATATTTGTCTTTCACAAGTTACAGGACTTGTTACACCTAACTCTGTTAAACCAGCATTTGCTGCTCTGATAATTTCTGGAACTTCCTCCATGTATTTAAATTTTTTATCTGCATCTTTGTCATCGACTGGCTGGTATTCTTTAAAAATTTCTATTTGTTCTTGGATTGCATTGTCCAGGCTAATTTTTTCATTTGTTGTTGGAGCAACTTTTTTTGTTAATTTATTTATTTTGTAAATTGTATCTGCATGATGTTTTTGCAGAGCCTCTCCTACTCTTTTTCCAGCTTCCATAGCTGAGTTGCTTTTTAATAATGTTCGTCTTTGCTCCTGAGTTAAATAAACATAATTAAATAACCAAGCAGCATCAGGTATGGAAAACTGAGTAGGACTATAATGGTTGATGTTTAATTTTTGTGCGAAGAGAGGAAGTGTTTTTTCCTGTAGCGGATCTTCTAAAATTTTATCATTTAATAACATTGAGCCACATATAAGCTCAGGAAGTTATTTGTAAATTATATTCTACAGATCGTATAACTTTACTTTTTGGAAATATCCTTCTTGGTACGATTAGATCCGAATGGAACGATGTCAGCCTTTTTGTTCTTGATGTGTTTCATAAACCATTCAACAAAAGCTGCTCTTGGATATAAAATTTTATTACCTAATCTAAAGTGCATTGGACTATCTTGGTTCACATCCAATCTCCATTTTTTTAAAGTATCTACTGGAATTTGAAAATCTTTTTCAATGTCATGATCTGTTGCAGTTTGTTTTTCTTTTATCCAATCTTCAAACATTATGCTCTTTTCTTCCTATCTTCTATTACAACTAATTTATCTAAAACATCTCTCTCTTTTTGAAATAACTTAGACATAATTCCAGATTTATTTTTTTGCATCTCTTCATTTATTTGTCTTGTAGATTTTTCAACTTTAGCCATGATCTCTTTTAACTCTTCCTCAACTTTCTTCTGAGCTCTTTCCATGTCTTTAATACTTTTTGCAGCTAAATCTTTTTCTTCCATTTTGTGTTTTAAAACACTTATCTCTAATTGCTTTTGTTGCAGCTGCATTCTTAATTGTTCTTCTTTATTAATTAATTCTGATCTTGGAATTTTATTTTTCATTTGTGTTTGGTCCACAACCATTTCTGGATTAACCATTAAAACTATTGGTGCAATAAATGTTGGTTCAAAATTTTTTAAAATATATTTATCTTCTCCTTGCACAAAAGGATCAGGATTAACTAAATTAGATTGACCTCTAACTTCTTCATACAAACCAAAATAATAATGTTCATCAAATTGATCTTCATCTAAAACTTCTGTTCTTACATTTATTCCAACAACACATAATTTATTAATTACATTATCTGCTTTTGTATTTGCTCTGTAATAAAAACCAACTTGATTATGATACATAGATCCTCTGCTATCAATTTTAATAGCTTTAATATCTTCTCTCCAATAATCTCTCGGAACAACTGCACTTTCTAATTCTAATAATGTTCCATAAGAATATAATCTTCCTGGAGCATAAGGTTCTTCTAATGAAACAGATTTTAATAAATTAACTTTACTCCAGATTGGTGTAGTCTTTTTTTCAAACATTAAATCTACAGGATCGCAATTTAATTGTTCTGCATATTTTTCTGCAACTTCTTTACTAATATCTCTTTTTCCTTTTGTATGATGATAAATACCAGATACATTTAATCCAGAAAGCTCTCCAAATTTTTTAGCATTTAATCCAAGCTGTGTTAATTTAGTATTAAATAAATCTTTTTCTTTTCTTTGTGTTAATGGTGTTTTAGTCCAAATATCGATAAATTTACTTCTTAATCTATCTTTGTTTCTTTCAGAAGTTCTATTAATAACCATTTGAACTCTGTCAAAAACTGCATTAGTTCCACCAAATATTGTTAATTTTTTTCTATCTTTTTCTGATTGTCCAGGCTTCTTTTTATACAGACACATAACATCTGCTGAGCCTTCATCTAATAATCCTGTGGGTGCAAATTTTAAAACTTGGAAATCTTCTAGTTCTGCAACTACATCTTTATTTCCAAACCATTTTTCCTTTATCGGATATTCCATATTATTCTTATATATAGGTTCAACCTCCACTTTCAAGTATTATTCTACATATTGTAGAACTTTCTTTACAAATTATCTCGTTAATATATGGCTCAAAATATGCCTAGAAATCAGTATTTTAGCCAGTTAGTTAGTCCTTTTAGTTATT